AATTGATGAATACGCAGATATTAAGCCTAATGTATGGGAACAGATACTTAGACCAGCATTAGCAGATGTACAGGGTAAAGCATTGTTCATAGGAACACCAAAAGGTCGTAACCATTTCCACGATTTATGGGAATATGCAGAAAAAGGAGAAGATAAAGACTGGGTATCATTTCATTACAGTAGTTATGATAACCCATTAATACCTGAATCAGAGATTGAAGCTGCTAAGAAGTCTATGAGTAGTTTTGCATTTAGACAAGAGTTCTTAGCAAGTTTTGAAGCAGCTTCTAGGGATATATTTAAAGAAGAATGGATAGAATACGGAGATGAAGATGAAGAACCTGAAGATGGTAAGTACTACATTGCAGTCGATTTGGCTGGATTTGTGTCTGTGGATAAAGAAGCAGGTAACAAGAATAGGAAACTGGATGAGACATCTATATCAATCGTTAAGGTGCACCAAGAAGGATGGTGGGTCAAAGAAATAAGACATGGCAGATGGGATATTACAGAAACATGTAATGAGATATTTAATGCAGTTCAAGATTACATGCCATCTAAAATAGGAATTGAGAAAGGGTCATTAAAGAATGCAGCAGCACCATACTTAAATGACTTAATGAAACAGAATAACATGTATTTTAGAATTGAAGATTTGAATCATGGTAATAGAAGAAAGTCAGAAAGGATAATTTGGAGTTTACAAGGTATCTTTGAAAATAGACAGATAGTATTGCAAAGAGGAGATTGGAATAAAGAGTTTGTAGACCAATTAGTCAATTTCCCTAATGCTATGATGCATGATGATTTAGTAGATTCATTAGCATATATACAACAGATAGCACAAACAGAAGTAGTATTTGATACAGAAATAGAAGAAGAATACCAATCACTTGACCCAGTGTCAGGATATTAAAGAGGATAAAGAATGGATTTAGGAAACAACCCACAGATAGGTCCAAATAAACTAGTAAGCTGGTTAACTGGACATCTTATGGACTGGAGAGATTCTAGAGATGATAATTACCTAGAGACATGGAAAGAATATGAAGCTCTATGGAGAGGTATATGGAGAGCTGAAGATAGACTTAGAGAATCAGAAAGAAGTCGTATTGTAAGTCCAATTCTACAAGAAGCTATTGAGAATCATGCTAGTGAAATAGAAGAAGGTGTGTTTGGTAATGGAGATTCACTATTTTCTATAGATGATGATTTCATGGACAAAGATGCAAAAGATATTGATTATATGCAATCCTATATGAAACAATGTTTTAAACAGACAGGATTGAGAAAAGCAGTAGGTGATATTATCTTATTAGCATCTATATATGGTACAGGTATTGGTGAAGTAGTTGTAAGGAAAGAAAAAGATTTAATACCAGCAACAGAAGTTATGGAAGAAGTAGATTCTGTAGCGGTCGGAACAAAGTCTAAAGATAAGGTAACTGTTACTTTAAATCCAATTAGTCCACAGAACTTCCTTATCGACCCTAATGCTACTACAGTAAATGATGCAATGGGTTGTGCTATTGAAGAGTTTGTATCTGCACACCATGTAGCTAAGAATATGGAAGAAGGTGTATACCTTAAAGCAGATTTAGGAGGTATTGCTCCAGATGAACATGATTTAGATGAATCTTGGATAGATGAAGATTATGACCAAGATAAAGTTAAGATTGTAAGATATTATGGTTTAGTTCCAGAGAAGTTATTAGATAGTCCTGAAAATGGAGAAGTATATACAGGAACTGGAGATATACTAGAGGAATATGGTAATTTAGTAGAAGCTCTTGTAGTTATTGGTAATGATAATGTATTACTGAAAGCTGAAGCTAATCCATATATGTTAAAAGATAGACCTATTGTAGCATATCAAGATGATACTGTACCTAAGAGATTCTGGGGTAGAGGTATTGCAGAGAAAGGTTATAATATGCAAAGAGCTATTGATGCACAACTAAGAGCACATTTAGACTCATTAGCATTAACTACTGCACCAATGATGGGCATGGATGCAACAAGACTTCCTAGAGGAGCTAAGTTTGAGGTAAGACCAGGTAAAACTATTCTTACTAATGGAGACCCTAGAGAAGTATTACAACCATTCCAGTTTGGTCAAACAGATGCAAGTAACTTAGAAACAGCAGCAGCTTTCCAAAAGATGTTGTTACAAGCTACAAATACAATGAATACGCAAGATGATGTTAAGCAGAGCACTGGTGGAGAATTATCAGTTGCATTAGCTACAGTCTTGAAGAAGAATAAGAGAACATTAGTAAACTTCCAAGATAACTTCTTGGTTCCGTTTATTACTAAAGTAGCACATAGATTTATGCAATTCTCACCAGAAGAGTTTCCTGTTGCAGATTATAAGTTTGTAGCTAACTCATCTTTAGGTAATCTAGCTAAAGAAGTAGAACAGGTACAATTCTTGAATTTATTGAAAACTCTTGGACCTAACAGTCCTATTGTTCCAATATTATTAGAAGGTGTAATAGAGAACTCTAGTATTGAGAATAGAGCTACTCTAATAGAAGCATTGAGACAAGGTAACGAAGCTCAGAAGCAACAACAAGCACAAGCAACACAAATTCAAATGGGACAAGCTCAAGCAGAAATTGGACTTAACCAAGCAGAAGCTCAAGAGAATATGGCACAAGCTCAAAAAGCACAGATGGAAGCACAGATGCTACCTAAAGAAGTACAAGCTAAACTTATGACATCATTAGCTAATAACTTACCTAGTGAATCAGACGAAGCTGAAGCTGAGTTTAAGCGTAGAAAAGAAGTAGCAGAACTAATGCTTAAACAAGAAGCTCTAAGTATTAAGAAACAAGATATGATAGATAACAAAGAGATTGTTAAGCTACAGATGCAACAAAAGCAGAGAGCTTAATATAGCAGTGTAACATCAATGTTGACCTTATGAACTTCAAAAGAGGGATTATCTCAACAGAATTTGTTCTTTTATTAATTTTTAGGAGAATAACAAATGAATTGGACTAAACCACAAGCAACAGAAATGAGATTTGGTTTTGAAGTTACAATGTATGTAGCAAATAGATAAGGAAACTTAATGAATAAGGAATTACAAAAATATTACGAAGACAGATTTACAATGTTTACAACACAAGGATGGAAAGACTTAATAGTAGATGTTGAGAAAATCAAAGCAACAATTAAGGTTGAAGATATACAGGATGAGAAAACTTTGTTTGCACGAAAGGGTGAATTAAGAATCATGAACTGGTTGATTAACCTGAAGGATGTTTCAGAACAAGCACATAAAGATTTAGAAAATGAAGATACTGTTTGATTTTGAATGTAAGGATTGTGGTGTATTTGAAAAGATAATTGAATACACTTCAACAACAGATTGTCCAACATGTGGTAAGGAGTCTAGGAAACTTATTAGTACTCCTACCATAATGTTAGAAGGCATATCTGGTGACTTCCCCGATGCACATGCAAAATGGGCGAAGAAACATAATGCTCTTACTGAAAGGCAAGAGTAATAACTTTAACTAGAGGTAATTTTGGGTTAGTCTCCTTAGTTATCTCCCTATAATGCTTAAATGCACAGGAGAAATAATATGGCTGATATAATAGATGAAGTAGAAGAAGTAGTAGAAATTCCAGCAGCAGAAGTAGCAGTAGAAACTGATTTACCAGAGGCAAAACTTGATAAAGAGTTAACACCTGTTAAAGAAGAAACTGTAACGGAAGAAGTAGTTGCGGAAAAAGAAGCTACAGAAGATGATGGATTACCTGAGAAGTATAAAGGTAAATCTGCTAAAGAGATTGCAGAAATGCACCAACAAGCTGAAAAGCTTATTGGTAAACAAGGCTCTGAAGTAGGTGAACTTAGAAAGGTAGTTGATGACTTCATTGCTACACAAACATCGAAAGCATCACAGACTACAGAAGCACCTGTAACAACAGAAGAGTTTTATGATAATCCAGCTAAGAATGTGGATAAGAGAATTGATAGTCATCCTGCTATACAGGAAGCACAGAAAGCAGCTAAAGATATGAAGCGTACTGCTACATTAACTAGACTGAATGCTGAGTATCCTGATTTAGAGGCGACTGTTCAAGACCCTGATTTTGCTGAGTGGATTAAAAGCTCTAGAGTTCGCTCTGAACTATACAATAGAGCTGAAGTTGAATTTGATTATGATGCTGCAAAAGAATTACTTGGTAATTGGTCTGATAAAAAAGAACGAATAGCTAAGGTTGCAGAAACTAGTAAAATAGATAAAGATAATCAACTCAAAGCAGCTAGTATTGGAAGTAAAGGAAATAACGAACCTGTTTCTAAAAAGAAGTATCGTAGAAGCGATATTATTAAACTTATGCAGACAGACCCAGACAAATATGACGCACTATCTGATGAGATAATGTTAGCATATCAAGAAGGGCGAGTCATTTAAAAACAATATAGAGAGGAAATTAAAATGGCATATCCAACCCCACAG